AATTTCAGCGTCGGTGATTTGAACTAGCCTACTGCGTCTTACCATTTAAAATATTGTCTTCCAAGCATCCCCAATATTTTGCTTGACTTCTGCAACATCTTTCCAAGCATCTCCAATATTAATTTTCATACTATCAACATCTTTCCAAGCGTCTCCAATATTGATTTGAGTGTTTGTTCCTGTTGCTATTTCTTCTGTTAGAGCATAAATTGCGTTATAATACCCATATGAGGAACCTCCCCATGTAGCAGGCAGTGATGAAATAGAAGATTGATAACTATCTTGATTAGAATAATATCTTCTATCCAATTTTGGCGAAGACCCATCAGCATCTCCCTGAACTGCAATCCAATAAACTGTACTAGCACTTATACTCCAATTCAATCCGTTAATAACTTTCCATCCTGCAGTAGTTCCAGTTTGTGATGTAGAGCTTACAAATAATCTATTCCCTGGAGCCCCTCCATCATTTTCATATAATCCAACTTCTATTTCTGTATCATCATATCCAGTATTTTCAACATAAAATCCTATTTCAGTTATTTTTGAACTACTCGGTGGAGATGTGCTATTATGCGCAAAAGCTCTATCCCACATTGAATAACTACTAGTTCCCTCTGGGTCACTCGTTGGAGCTGTTGTAACAAACCCCATATTTACTCCTTCTGTAATAGCCATTATGCCGTATACTGCACAAACAAAGCCCCCTCTGTTGTTGTGTTTGCTGCAGGCGGGTCTCCTGTTCCATAACAAATATTTATTACTTGATCAGTTGCTGCTGTTCCGTGATCTGCTGCTACTGCTCCGCTTCCAAGAGCAGTATCAGTATCTTGAGTATGACGTGCTGAAGTATTCTCGCTTATTCCGTCGTGGTCGTGTAAGGTTGTATCTCCGCCATCTGTTAAATCTGTTGCATTAGCATCAGAAATATTATTAACTTCTGCCGACTCCTCAATCGTACTTAATTTAGTACTTGCTGTTGAATTATAAGAAATTTTGTTAGAGTTGGCGACTATTTCATCCCACTTGTCGCTTCCTAAAATTCCTGCGTTTGTTGTATCTGCTTCTATTAGTGTTGCATTTGTTCCATCACTTGAATTAACATCTACTGTAGTGGCTGTCTTTGTTCCTAAACTTAGGTTAGTTGTTATATTATGGTCTACGTCTGTTTCCTTTGCTGTGTTTAATTCTATTGCAGTTTCTAATTGAGCATGTGTTTGAGTTCCTATGTTTGATAGAGCTGTGTGGTCTGTGGTGTCTGTGTCTGTATAATTTCCAGAATGGATATTAGTAGCTCCTTGGTCTGCTGTCCAGTCAAGATGTTCATTAGCAGTAACTCCAGTTAAACTATCATGAGTGAAATCAGAACTTACATAAGTTGTATTTGTATCTGTGTAGTTATCTGAGTGAATTACTGTGGGGGCTTGGCTTATTGTCCAGTCAAGTCCTACCTCATTATCATCAACATATTTCTTAGTAGAGGCGTCTGTATCAACAGTGGGAGCAGGAACTTTTATATCTCCGCCTGTAAAATTCCAGTTTCCTGTCGGTGTTATGTTTTCTATTTCTATATCTGCCATGTGATTATGAAACTATTGAAGTATTAAAACATTCCCATTTAAAGTTAATACTGCACCTAATAGTGTTAGCATAATATTAACATTAAATAATCCTGAATTGTCATCAACATATTTTTTATTAACAATGTCAGAATCAGCAGTAGGAGTTTTCTGAACTGTCCCCGCGTCGTGTGTGCCCGAGTGATTAGGGAGATACAACTCATCAGAAACTATACTCGCTTGTGGAATAAATTTTTTAGATTTGGAAGTTTTCCTTTTCTTTTTAGGTGCCATTATAACTCCAGGCCAACCCTCTCTTTACTTAACACAGTGGAAGACTCGGGTACTAGATTCTGAGTGTCCCCAATCCCTGCTGGGATATCTAACTTAGAAATATCTTTTGTCCCTTTAGTTCCTTTGTTAGGATTTGTCATAGATTAATTAGAGAAACAGACTTAATAAATTTATACTTCAATATCTTTCTCTGGCATTATTTCTTACTCTTAGATTTAGGTTCTTCCTTTTTAGGTTCTTCTTCTACTGGGGCCTCGTCTTCAAAATTAATATTAGGTCTTTTCTTAATTAAGTCTGCAAGGTGTTTTGCTCCGTCAGACTTAATCAATTCATCTCTTACAGAATTTCCTGTTTTCATGCTTCCACTAGCTAAAGATTTGAAGTGTGCATAAAGTTTCTTATCGTTTTCTTCTGACATTTTAAGCTACCCCAGTAATTAAAGAAACGTATTTAGGTTTTCTTAGAATAGCAACTCCATTAGTAGATACTCGAATCTTTCTTCCGATTCCTTCTTCTGTAATTATCCAAGTCTGTAATGGTTTGAACTGCCTGTACTCTGCTGCTTGTTTTAAGTCTGCAACCATAGCGAAGGTAGCAGTAACGTTCTCAGAAACAATTACATTTAGTCCAGCGATGCCTGCTAGCGTACCAGTTCCAACCTTCTCACTTGCGAAGTTTGGAATACTAGACCCCTTAGTAGAAACTAACCAAACTAACAAATCCTTCTCTCCCTTAGCATTTAATAATAATACTCCCTTCTTAATACTCCTCTTAGTCTGTTGTCTTATCTCCATCTTTGCTTCCATGATGTCTTCGAATGGGTCTTGCCCACTTTCAGCATCCCAATTTGCATTAGCAGTCGTAGAGTTAATAAGACTAGGTGATTGATTTTCACTAACAACATCCCAAATATCATTATCTTCATCGTTAGCAATTGCCTCAACTACATCTTTAGCATTGTCTAAGAATACTTGAACCTCTGCATCACTCTCATCTTCGAGGTTAATCATAGGAGAATCAAGCATATACTTAATAGAATATACTGTATCGGGAGACCAAGAAGTCTCAGCAACGAATGGTCGTGCTCCCGGAGCAATGTTACTTAATTTTGCTGGAGCAGTTAGAGTTAAATATCCAGTTGTCTTCGACCAATACTTAATTTCTCTTGCCTTAGTTGGTTTACTAGAAATTAAAGGTTTAAAAATTAAAGCTTCTTCCTCAAAAGCCATTGCGCTTTTAGTAATATCAACCCCACGAATTAATGCTTGTCCGCTTGTTTCTACCATTATGCTAATTGCATCGTCGTAGGACGAAGATCCATTAATTTACTTTCACCTTCTGCTCCTGCCTCAAGCATATATCCGAGAATATTTTCATCATTTGCTGTTGCCGCGACAACAAGATTTTCAGCTGGTCCAGTTGTAACAGGTCCACCAACAGGACAAACCCCAGAACAAGTTACTCTAAAGATTCCACCTCTATAAACTGCTACAGAGTCTTGAGTTGTATTTGCTGCGAGTTTTTCAGATTGAGCAATACCCGCCACAATTTGATTTGCAGTTGTAGAAAGAACAGCAGTCATCGGGTCAGTATTTTTAAGAATTGCACCTTTCTCAATAGTCGCAGTAGTAGAACACGTAAAATTTATAGGAATGTGAGTCTCAACTTTTAACACCGCTTCGTTTGTCATGCTAAACCTTAGTGCACAGACTATTTAAAACTTTCGTCAAAGTGCCTCGTGCTTCCATCCCATATCATCTATGTAGTGTCCGATAACTTCTTCATCTTCCCTTATCCCTAGAACAATGATGCTAACAAATGCCTTCCCCCACAAATAAATATCTCCTTTCTTTTTGTATTCTGGAATCGGTTTTAATTTAAGAACTTTCCTAAGTAAGGGATATACAAGTTTCTTAAAACTTATCCCGTGTTCTCCTTCCTGCGCTGTGGTTAATGTTCTAAGAACCATGTCTAATGATTCTTTACAAAAAACATATTCTTTCACACCAAAAGGGAGATCTCTAATTGCTCCCGGAATCCATGCCCCCCTCTTCTTCTTTCCCTTAGTCATGGGCATTAAATGTTTCTGGGCTTCCATGTCTCGCAACATCTTCTCAACACAAGAACGCTCACCATAAGGAATAAAACTAACGTGCATTTTTCTCAGCCTCTTTCTTAACTTCTGCCTTAGCCAACTCAATAATCTTATCGAAGATTGCGAGGTTAGCCTCTGCTGTTATGTATCCAGTTTCTGCCTCTACTAATTTGTCTCTCCAATACTTCTCTTTCTCAGAAATAATCTCAAAGCTTTCGTCTCGGGTGTCACAAGCATGGTCTATCTCTTCTCCGGTTATCTCTTCGTGTCCGCCCTCATCCTCAGTCATCGTGCTTTCCTTCACGAATCTCCTTTTCTATTCTTGCGGCGTATTCTTTGGGAGTTTCTTCTTTAGGTTTAACATCTACATGGCCCCCAGTAGTTCCGCCTAACATAGAATTAGCAGCTAACTTCTCTTTTCTATCCAAAACTTCGTTCTCTGCTTTGGTTGCTTCCTCTCTTCTTTTGACAAGAGCAAGAGCCTTATCATAGTCAGAAAGATTCTCTCCATCCGGCGCAAGAGGTTTCTCAGAAGTCTCAGGGGTCTCGGTAGGTTTCTCAGTAGAAGTATCAACCTCTTTTCCTTCCGTGTCAGGCGCATTTGTTTGTTCATCGGTCATAGAATTACATGACACACTACTTTATAAACTTATCTGAGGGGATGGTTATGCCAATCGCTAAGGCAATGACAATTAATACTGTCTTTAGTATAGTGCCGTTGTACCCTAACAATAGAGCTAATGCTTCTAAGGCTGTGATACAACCTAAGCCGAAGCATATAATTTTCCAATCTAATTTATCTGTCATTCTTCTGCCTCCCAACTTAATATCTCTTCTTCAGTCAAAGGAACTTCTTTACTTAAATCAGCTCTTAATCTCATTCCATAAATATCTGCTTGTCCCCCATCCATAAGAAATAAATCATA